GGGCGTGAAACTGGGCGTTTCGTCCCGTGGCATGGGCAGTCTGAAGGAGCAGGACGGGGTGAATGTGGTACAGGAAGACTTCATGCTTGCAGCGGTGGATGTGGTCGCTGACCCGTCTGCACCAAACGCTTTCGTGAACGGCATCATGGAAGGTCGGGAGTGGATTTGGGACGGTGGTGTTCTCAAGCCTGTGGAGGTGGAGAACTACAAGCGTATAATTGAAAAGACCCCATCAAGAAACTTGGAAGAACAAGCCATGCGGCTGTTCGCGGACTTCATTTCAAAACTCTGACGATTCTACATATTCCCTAGAAGGAGACTCACAGTCATGGCTAACGAAAAGATAGAAGATGTCATCAAGAAGGTAATCCTGGGCGAAGGCTTCCTTGCGGAGAACGCCGAGGAACAGGACGCTCCCGAGGGCGAGGACACCTCTGATGAGGACGCCATCGCTGAGGAGGAAGTCTACGAGGACGCGGAAGAGTCCGAGGAAATCGTAGAGGAAGACCTTGAAGAAGCCAAGGAGGAAGACTCCGAGGAAGAAGAGGACGAAGACGAGGACGAAGACGAGGAGGACGAAGAGGACTCCAAGGGCAAGAAGAAGATGCCTGCCTTCCTCAAGGGCAAGTTCGGCAAGAAGAAGGAGAAGGTTGAAGAAGCCGCCTCCGACTACGCCAGCGAGAAGTTGTACAAGACTGCCAACGGCAAGACCGCGCAGATTGCCGAGCCAACTGGCGATGCCAGTGGCAAGAACAAGGGCACCATTAAGCCCAAGGCTTCTGGTGCCAAGGGTGAAACCAAGATTCCAGAGGTCAAGCCCACCGTGAAGGAAGACATTGCTGTTCTCTTCAACGGTCAGGAACTCTCGGAAGACTTCAAGGCTTCGGCTGCTACACTCTTTGAGGCTCACCTCAACGAGCGCACCCGTCAGATTGAAGAGGAAGTCCAAGCCAAGTACGAGGATCTGCTTGAGCAGCACACCGTTGCTGTCACCGAAGAACTCGTTGAGCGCATTGACGACTACCTGAACTATGTGGTCGAAGAGTGGATGCAGGAGAACCGCCTTGCCGTTGAGCAGGGACTCCGCACCGAGATCACAGAGAACTTCATCTCCAACCTCCGTGGACTCTTTGCGGAGTCGTACATTGAGGTTCCCGAGGAGAAACTGGATCTGTTTGAGTCCACCGTTGAAGAGGCTGAAGCCCTTGACGGTGAACTACAGGAGCAGGTTGAGAAGAACATGAATCTTGCTGAAGAGGTCGAGCAGTTGAAGTGCGAGATCGTGTTCCGCGAGATTTCAGAAGGTCTTACCGACACCGACAGCGAAAAACTTCGCCGTCTTGCGGAAGACCTTGAGTTCGACACCGTTGAACAATTTGCCGAGAAGTTGAGTGTTCTCCGAGAGAACATTGAAACCATCGGCTCAGTTGCCGAGGAAAGCACCAACGAGGAGTCTCTTGAAGAGTCCTACGAGGATGCCACCGAAGCGTCCCCGCTTGTTGAGGCGTATGCTCGCTCAATGAGCAAGAGAGAAGAGTAATCTTCAAGTTTAGTTTCTTTCGGTCACAGACCGTTCACAAATAAGGAGTAGGAAATGGAAAACAAGTTTCTAACCGAACAGGCTCTCCGCAAGTGGAAGCCCGTTCTAGACCACAAGGACATGGCTCCCATCGCGGACGCTCACAAGCGTGCCACGATTGCCACACTGCTTGAGAACCAAGAGAAGGCTATCAAGGAGCAGATGCTCGTTGAGGCTTCGCCAACCAACAACCTTGGTGCTGGTATGTCTCCTCTTGCCAATGGTGGAGAGAACGCTTCTCTCCGTGGCTACGATCCAATTCTCATCCAATTGGTTCGCCGCGCCATGCCCAACCTGATGGCTTACGATATCTGCGGCGTTCAGGCTATGTCGGCTCCGACAGGTCTGATCTTCGCAATGCGTAGCCGTTATCAGAATCAGACGGGCACCGAGGCGTTCTATCAGGAACCCGCTGCTAACTTCAGCGGTTCGGATAGTGTCACGCAGAGCGGTTTCTCTGGCGGTACAGCAGGTGGTGGCGCAACAGGCACCATTGCCAACTTTGGTCCTGGTACTGGCGTTGATCCGTTCTTCGGATACCAAGGCACATCCACCAACCCCACAATTGGCAGCGGTTTGACCAGTGGTTCGGCTCTCCGCACGAACTTTGCTGAAGGCGAAGCACCAAACGAGATGGCATTCAGCATTGAGCGCGTTGGCGTTCAGGCTGCTACTCGTATGCTTGCTGCTTCTTACAGCATTGAACTGGCTCAGGATCTCAAGGCTGTTCACGGTCTTGACGCTGAGACAGAACTCGCCAACATTCTCAGCACGGAAATCCTTGCTGAAATCAACCGCGAGGTCGTTCGCAATGTCTACCGTTGCGCCAAGTTGGGCGCACAGCAGACCGATCTGTACTACAAGACGGTTGCTGGCGGTTTGAGCAGCGGCGCGGCATACGGCGGTGTCTACGATCTCATTCAGGACTCGGATGGTCGTTGGAGCGCGGAAAAGTTCCGTGGTCTAATGTTCCAGATTGAGCGTGAGTGCAACCAGATCGCCAAGGACACCCGCCGTGGCAAGGGTAACTTCATCATCTGCTCGGCAGATGTTGCCAGTGCCCTCGCAATGGGTGGCTTCCTGAACATCAGCCCCGCGCTGAATGTCAGCCTTGATGTTGACGACACGGGCAACACCTTCGCAGGTACGCTCAACGGCAAGATCAAGGTGTACATCGACCCCTATGTTGATGTCACCAACGGAACCGCTCCAAACTTCGTCTGCGTTGGATATAAGGGCACCAGCCCATATGACGCTGGTATGTTCTACTGCCCATATGTCCCGCTACAGATGATGCGTGCGGTGGATCAGACCACCTTCCAGCCCAAGATGGCGTTCAAGACCCGCTACGGCATGGTTGCGAACCCCTTCGCGGAAGGAAGCAATGTTGGAATTGGTTCGCTCAAGTCTCGCTCCAATGTCTACTACCGCATCTTCAAGGTGGACAACCTCCACGGCGTTGCATCGTAATAGACTGCACTAAACCTACGAGAGGGGAGGGCGAAAGCCCTCCCCTTTTCGTTTCTACATACTAGTATGGCAAACACATTCGCTTTCGCTGACATCCCCGAAGACATCAAGGATCGGTATCCCGAGCGCATCAACGCCCTGCTGCCGACCTATTTCCGTTTCAGCATTTCCCGTCTTCCAAACACCGTGTACTTCTGCCAGAGCGCGTCCCTGCCCACCGTGACGATGGGCGAGGTGCAGATGCCCACCCCGTTCGTGCCTGTCAAGGCTCCCACCAAACTGGACTTTGACGAATTAAGCATCACCTTTATCGTGGACGAGGAAATGAAGAATTGGCTTGAGATATTCAACTGGATGCGGTCTGCCACGAATGTGGAAAATTATGAGGAGTACCGCGCAGCCAACACCCACACCTGTACGGCTAATCTGCTCATCCTGAACAGCATGAAGAATCCAAAAATCAATGTGACCTTTGAGGGGCTGTACCCACGAACCCTTGGCTCCATTGACTTTAGTTCCACGGTGATGGATCCTGAGCCATTTCAATGCACCGCCACATTCGCGTACCGCAACTACAATATTGAAACTTTGTGATTTGTGTTTGACCGCGTAGGGTCATGGTGTAGAATCTCCCACACGGAGAACTCCTATGACCCTAGACGATATTCGCAAAGAGATTGAACGCGATGTGCGGTTGGATGACGCGGCTCTTGATCTTGAAGCCCTGAAGATTCCCCAACTCCACAGCAAGTACCTGAACTTCCTCACGGACGAGAAACTGTCTCTTGCCAAGTGCGAGTTTGACCTGAAGGCACTCCTACGCGCCAAGTGGGAGTACTACACAGGCAAGATGTCGCAGGAAGAGTTGACGGTGCGGGGATGGGAGCCGTTCGCGCTGAAGATTCTGCGGAACGATCTTGACCTGTATCTTGAGAGCGATCCCGACCTTTCCAAACTGCAACAGAAGGTGCTGTATCAAAAGGAAAAGATTGCTCTGCTTGAGGAGATCGTGAAGGAACTCAACAATCGGCACTGGAAGATTCGGTGTGCCATTGACTGGAGAAAGTTCGTGAATGGGCAGTAATCTCCCTGATCTTCTGCAATCAGATCCTGATGTGTGGTGGGTTGACCGTATGTACCTACAGCACGCATTTCAGGAAGCACGGTTCAGCCTTGACCCAAGCACACAGGTGGGTGCGGTGTTCGTGGTTCCAAGCGGTGCAGGAGTGGTGCTGCGCGACCACAACGGCGTTCCCTCGCGCCTTCGCGGAGCAGGATACCCCCTGAACGAGAGCAGCAAGAACTACTGCACTGAACACGCGGAACGGCGACTACTGTTCAAGTCCATAGCCAACAGGATTCCAACTGAACCTCTCACCATGTACTGCACATGGGCTTCGTGCGCGGAGTGCGCGAGAACGCTGATTCAATTTGGTGTCAGCAGGGTGGTCACCTTTTCCGCGCTGGTGGAGAAGACTCCCGACAGGTGGAAGGACAGCGTACACAGCGGCATCCGTATGCTGAACGACTGCGGAATCCCTGTCGTGGGATGGCGAGGCGATCTTGGAGTATGCGACTACATACTTTTTGATCGGCAACGCATCGGAAACGAGGACTTGAAGTAATGCTTGACCTTGATGTGAGTGAAGTAGACTCCGTGAATGTGCGTGTTGACTGCAATCGCGGCATCGCACAGGAACTGTCTGACTATTTCACATTCAAGGTGCCAGGCTACAAGTTCATGCCCGCGTATCGCGCACGGCTGTGGAACGGTGAGATTAAACTGTTCAATGTCCACACAGGCTTGGTGTACGCAGGACTCACAGACTACATTCAGAAATTTGCGGAGGATCGCGGCTACTCCGTGACTCTGCCCACACGAAACGCGCACCGCATCTCTCCCGAGTCGGTAAGAAAATTCATGCACGATTTCTTACGGGTCACGGTGGGTGGCAAGCGCGTAGACCCACACGAACACCAAGTGAATGCGGTGCATCACGCGCTGAACGAGGAGCGGTGCTTGCTCTTGTCGCCCACAGGCAGCGGAAAAAGCCTTATCATCTACACGCTCATCCGCTACTACTTGGACAAGATTCCGCAGGACAAGAAGATACTCATCGTGGTTCCCACCGTTTCACTGGTGGAGCAGATGGTTTCGGACTTTTCGGATTACTCGTCCGCGAACGGGTGGGACACGGACACGCACTGCCACAAGATAATGGCAGGCGCAGACAAGGGCACGGACAAGCGCGTGGTGGTGTCCACATGGCAGAGCGTGTACAAGCAGAGCGAAAAGTGGTTTCACCAGTTCAGTGCGGTGATTGGTGACGAAGCCCACCTGTTCAAGTCCAAGTCGCTCACCTCCATCATGTCCAAACTAAAGACCTGTCCGTTCCGCGTAGGCACAACAGGCACACTTGACGGCACACAGACCCACCGCCTTGTGCTTGAGGGGCTGTTTGGACGCGCCTACGAGGTCACGAAGACCAAGGCTCTCATGGAGCAGAAAATCTTGAGCGACCTGAAAATCGACTGCTTGCTGCTGTCGTACCCTGACTTGGATCGTGAAGCGGTCAAACGCGCCAAGTATCAGGACGAGATCAAGTGGATCATTGGCTCTCCGCGCCGAAACGCATTCATTGCGAATATGTGCAAGCGGTTGAAGGGCAACTCCCTTATACTATTTCAATTCGTTGAAGACCACGGAAAAGTCCTAAATAGTCTTGTGAGGGATTGCGTTCCTCCCGAACGCAAGGTATTCTTTGTGCATGGTGGCACCGAGGCTGCGGACAGAGAGGAGATTCGCAAGATTGTTGAAACCGAATCCGATGCAATCATCATTGCGTCCTACGGCACATTCAGCACAGGTATCTCTATTCGCCGCCTCCACAATATCATATTTGCTTCGCCATCCAAGTCCCGTATCCGCGTTCTACAGAGCATCGGACGACAGTTGCGCGTATCACAGGACAAGACCACGGCGAAACTTTACGATTTGGGTGACGACCTGTCATGGAAAACTTGGAAAAACCACACATTACGGCACATGAACGAGCGTATGAAACTGTATGAAGCCGAAGGCTTTGAGTACCGACTTGTCAAAATTACACTAGGAGAAGACCTATGAGCAGACGAAAAAAGGATGAACTACGGGTCTTCAAGTTGCGTAGCGGCGAGGAGATCATTGCCAAGGTCGCGGGAAAGACGCGGGACAAGATCAAACTGTCCCGCCCCATGCGCGTGATGAACAACATACAGGCTGATCCGTACACAGGCACCAAGCGACACACAATCTTCTTTTCCGATTGGCTTGGCTCCACATCGGAAATCACTGCCGACATCCCGTTGGACTTCATCGTGGTTGACCTGTCGCCTGATCCTGACATGATCAGCCTGTACACTCGTCAGACCGAAATGGCAGACGCTGTGCCTGGTCCTGCGCCACTTGCCCCTCCCGTGGAAATGACGGACGAGGAGATGAAGGCACTGTCGGACGAGGTAGACAAGAAACTTGAGGATATGCTGAAGCAGTTGGCATCGGAGGGCATGACGGGGGAATCTCCCGTGCAGGGCATGAAGCCCCCGATGTTCCCACCACTCATTCCTCCCCGTCCCGAGGGCATCCTGTTCTCCGTGAGTATTCCGAATGAAATACTCGTGTCGTGGATGGAGAGCGGACTCCTTGACTACTTGAAGGATTCGGTTGAGGACTTCATGTCCACCGAGTTTCTTGAGCAAATGATGAACGATGACGAGGACGAGATTCCGCAGAAGCCCAAGAAAGCCAAGAAGAAGAACAAGCGGGAAAAGATTTCCAAGGAAGAGTGGACTGAACCCGCCGAAGACCTGAAGAAGAAGCCCAACTACGGCAACAGCCACGATGACTGGTCGCCGTATCTGAAGGACTATTTAGATACACCCGAACCCCCCAAAAATGAGGGAGAGGGTTGACTTCAGACAACTGATGGTGCATAATGTGACTGCGAAAGGAATACGATGGCAAAGAAGAAGAGTGACCACTACATAGACAACGCACAGTTTTTTGAAGAGATGCGAGCGTGGAAAACGCTTGTGACGGCAGCAGACAAGGCGGGTGAGCGGCATCCTCCCGTGACAAACTACATTGGTGAGTGCTTTATGAAGATTGCGGAGAACCTGTCCCGCAAGCCCAACTTCATCAACTACCCGTACCGTGACGAGATGATTGCGGACGGCATTGAGAACTGCCTGCTGTACGCTTACAACTTTGACCCATCCAAGTCCAAGAACCCGTTCTCGTATTTCACGCAGATCATCTACTACGCTTTCCTTCGCCGCATTCAGAAGGAGAAGAAGCAAGCGTACATCAAACTGAAGAAGATTGAGATGAGTGATGTAGACTCGCAGATGAAGAAGTGGTTCCGCGAGAACTTCCTCAAGGTGGGCGACAACTTTGAAACCCTGCCCACATTCCTGACAGAGAACGACATTGATTCGTTTGAGAAGAAGACGGGCGAGGCTGAAGCGGAAGCACCGCCAGCAAAGACAGCAAAGCCCAAGAAGGCGGCAAAGCCCAAGAAGCCAGCCAAGCCTGCCAAGAAAGGCAAGAAGAAGTGAAGATTGCCATTGTGACTGATACGCACTTTGGTGCGCGTAACGATTCTCCCGTATTCATGGAACACTTCATGCGGTTCTTTGACCGCGTGTTCTTTCCGCGTATTGCAGCGGAGGGAATCACCACGATCATTCACATGGGTGACTTTCTTGACCGCCGCAAGTTCGTGAACTTCCTGACCCTTAACGCCGTCCGCAACGGATTCATCAAGCGGCTTGAGGAAAGCGGTGCGACCATGCACTGCATTCTTGGCAACCACGACATCTTCTTCAAGAACAAGAGCGAGGTGAACTCGCTGCAAGAACTGTTCTCCGACAAGTTCGTGGTGTACGACAAGCCCACCACCGTTGAGTTTGACGGCTTGCCCATCGCGCTGCTGCCGTGGATCAACAAGGAGAACGAGGCAGAATCCCTGAAGTTCATTGCAGAGACTCCCGCAGACATTCTGTGCGGACACCTTGAACTGAACGGTTACCAAGTGCTGCGGAACACGCCGTTTGACGGGGGCATGAGTCCTGATCCGTTCAAGCGGTTTTCTGCGGTGTACACGGGACACTTCCACACGCGGCACTCCCGCGAGAACATCCACTACTTGGGATGCCCGTATCAAATTACGATGAACGACTACGGTGACAAGAAGGGGTTCCATATCCTTGACACCGAAACCCGTGAGTTGGAGTTCGTGAAGAATCCCCATACCATCTTCACGCAGATCCGCTACGATGACACCGATGCCAGCGAGACTGTTCCTCTGTCCGTGGAGGAAGAGCGCACTCGCGGCAAGTTTGTGCGTATCATCGTGGAGAAGAAGACGAAGCCGTACCTGTTTGAGAAATTCATCGACTCGGTGTACGCTTCCGCTCCTCACGGGGTCACGATCATTGAAGACCTGCAACCCGATCAAAACGGGGACAGCGACCTTGTGGATTTGGGTGAAGACACCATCACCATCATCAACAAGGAGATTGAAGCCCTTCAGAATATTTCCGATCCCAAGCGATTGAAGACCCTTGTGCGTGACCTGTACGCGGAGTGCCTTGCCAACGAGACAGCCAAGCCATGATTACATTCAATAAAATCCGTTGGAAGAACCTGTTGAGTACGGGTAATGTGTTTACAGAAGTGCAGTTGGACAAGCACTCCACCACCCTTATCTGTGGAGAGAACGGTGCGGGCAAGACCACCATGTTGGATGCTCTCACCTTTGTGCTGTACGGCAAGCCCTTCCGCAACATCAATCTGCCACAGATCGTGAACACCATCAACGGCAAGGACTGCGTGGTGGAGATTGAGTTCGCCTCCAACAGCAGCAAGTACAAGGTTACCCGTGGGCTGTCTCCAAAGGTGTTTACCATTGAGAAGGACGGCAAGGAAATTCCGCAGACCGCGAATGCGAAGGACTACCAAGCGGTTCTTGAGGGGCAAATCCTCAAGATGAACTACAAGACATTCTGCCAAGTGGTGATTCTTGGCTCCACGAACTATGTGCCGTTCATGCGGTTGCCTGCTGCGGATCGCCGCAACATCGTGGAAAACCTGTTGGACATTGATGTGTTCTCAAAAATGAACGAGGCACTGAAGTCTCGCATCACCACCACGAAGGAAGAGTTGCGCTCCGTGGAGTCCACCATTTCCACGGTGAAACTCAAGATTGAACACAAGGCAGACATGATTGCGAAGATTGAGGAGAAGTCCGACTCGCAACTGCAATCGTATGGGAAGTCTGCTGCGGACGAACAGGCTACCCTTCAGGGGCTGCTTGAGCGGAAGGCTGAACTGCAAACCGAGATTGCCGCACTTGCGGAGAGCGTGGCATCGGTGGACAAGCAGCGGGACTCTATCTCACAAATGATGTCCCTACGCAAGCAGATGCAGGGCAATGTGAAGAAGGTGCAGGACGAGCGGGCGTTCTATGAGCAGAACGAGGAATGTCCTGTGTGCAAACACGGATTGCCTGATGAGTTCCGTCAGGACATGATCGGCAAGAAGGAGTCGCGTGAGACTGAACTGGCACTCGCCCTACAGAAGATGGAGCGGATGCTTGAGGACGCACGCACCAAACTTGACATCACCAACGATGTTGTAAAGCAGATGGACGACAAGCGGCAGGAATCCCACAAGACCGATTCCGCGATTGTGTCTTCCAAGAAGTACCTAAAGCAGTTGCAGGAACTGTCGGAGAAGGTGCAGCGGGAAAAGGCTTCCATTCAGACCGAGCGGGATGCCATGACCACGCTGCAAACCGAAGAGGTGGATGCGGAGGCGCAGAAGAAGGAATTCGTTGAGGACTTGCACACGATGGAGATTGCCACGGTGCTGCTGAAGGACAGCGGTATCAAGCGCAAGATCATTCGTAAATACATTCCTGCACTAAACAAAATCATAAACAAGTACTTGATTTCAATGGACTTCTTTGCACAGTTTACCCTGAACGAGGACTTCAATGAAATAATCAAGAGCCGTCACCGTGACGAGTTCTCCTACGATAATTTCAGTGAGGGTGAAAAATTGAGAATCGACCTTTCACTCTTGCTTGCGTGGCGAGACATCGCTAGAATGAAGAACTGTGCCAACACCAATCTACTCATCTTGGACGAAGTATTTGACTCCTCTCTTGATGCCGTGGGCACAGAAGAGGTAATTAAGATTCTTCAGAGCATGGGCGGAAGCAACAATATATTTGTGATCTCTCACAAGTCTGACCAATTGCTAGATAAGTTCCAGAACATACTGACCTACAAAAAGGTCAACAACTTCAGCAAACTATGCTAACCATGAGTCGGAAAATCTCAAACGAACGAGCGCGAAACATTCTGTCAGGTGGGGCAGAACCACAGTATGATCCCACTACAAAGGCGGAAGACCTTGATCTCGTACTTGAAAAATCCCTGTACTGGTACCGACAGAACTACAAACTCGCGGCTGCAAAGTCGTGGGTGCGGGAATACTTGGAGCAGAACGGGCGCGGTGAAGACGCAGCACTCGTTACCCGTGCAGGAAAAGAACATTTCCGATTCGTGTCTCCATATTGCCGCATGGCTGTTCGGGGTTTCCCGTTCGGAGAGAAGCAGCAAGAACTGATTCAGAAGCACCTCGGGGAACTGCTAGACAGTGCCCGTTCCCATGCCCCTGCCGTGGAGCGTCCAAGCGTTGCCGACCGTGTGGCGGCAAAGGCAGATGCCACCCTGTGCCTTTTGGAGCCTGTAATCGACACCGCCATGACTGCGGTGCGCGGCGGCAAGCGCAAGGACACCTCCCTGCTAGAGTGGATCAAGACCAGTGACCTGAATCGTCCGCTGGCGATGGCTGTGCGTGAGCGGTTGGACGCTGTTCTTCAGGAGTTTGTGGGCGCAAGCAGCGGCGATCCTGACCTGAAGGAAGGGTACTCCCACTTTAGCCCCAAGGGGCTGAAGTACATGATTGAAATACTTCAGGGCGCAATTCAAAATTTGGATGACCGCATCGGTGTACTCCGTGCGTCCCGCAAGCCCCGCAAGCGCAAGCCCAAGAGCGCGGAAAAGCAAATAAAGGGACTGAAGTTCATGTCAAGAAACGAGAGTTTCGGAGTTGACTCCGTGAAGCCAGAGGCTATCATTGGGGCACAAGGACTCATCGTGTTCAACACCAAGAACAACAAGGCAACCGTATTCATCGCAGTTGAGCCGAAGAGCGGACTCGCGGTGAAGGGTTCTACCCTTGTTGGGTACGATTCCGCAAAGTCCTACGAGAAGACCGTGCGTAAGCCTGACGAGTTCCTGAAGAACACGGACGGTTGCCGCAAGACTTTTGCCGCTGCGGTGCGTTACCTCAACGGCGTGAAGACCAAGAGTGCCGAACCAACGGGGCGTGTAAACAAGCACTGCCTACTCCTACAGGTGAACTAATGATTTTGGTTGACAACACGCAGGTTCTGATGTCCTCCATCTTTGCACAGACGCGAGATGTGGGCACGATTGACGAGAGCCTTGTGCGGCACATGGTGCTGAACACATACAGAATGTACCGCAAGAAGTTCTTCCGTGAATACGGTGAACTTGTGATCTGTCAGGACGGTGGCGCGTCTTGGCGGCGGCAGTTCTTCCCCCTGTACAAGGCACGGCGGCGGGCGGATCGGAAGGAAAACGAGGAGCAGTGGACGCGCTTCTACGAGATAATGAACAAGATCCGCGATGAAGTCGCGGAGTTCATGCCGTATCGGAATGTGCTTGTGGACGGCTGTGAAGCCGATGATGTGATTGCATTCCTTGTGAAGCGGTACGCGCCCACGGAGAAGGTGCTGATCTTGAGCGGCGACAAGGACTTTGGGCAACTGCTCATCCATCCCAATGCAGCGCAGTACGCCCCCCTGCTGAAGAAGTTCATCACGGTGGACAATCCGCAGCGATTCCTGCTTGAGCATATTGTCAAGGGCGATTCTTCGGACGGGGTTCCAAACATCCTGTCTGACGATGACTGCTTCATGGCAGAAGACAAGCGACAGAAGCCCATCACCAAGAAGCGGATGGACGAACTGCTACAGCATTACGCACAGCACGGTGTTGTGCAGGACAAGCATCAGGCGAATTGGAATCGCAACAAGACCCTGATTGACTTGCTCCATATTCCACAAGAGTACGAGTCAAAGATTGAAACCGAGTGGAATAAACCTTTTACACCCTCTCGCGCCAAGATTCTGAACTACATGATAGAGAAGGGGCTACGCAACTTGATTGAGGACATTGGAGATTTCTAATGCAAGACCGTTTTGACTACGACAGCCGTGATCCCGCTGCAAAGAAGGCGCGAAAGAGCGTGGAGCAGAAGCACAAGAGCCGCATCCGTCACGATGAAAAAGAAAACCTGAAGCGATTCGTGGAAGACTACAACGCAGGAAAGCGAGATTTTGATTATGACAACGAAGACGAAGACTAACTCAATAAAGATCAGCAAGCGCACCCTTGATACTCTCAAGAATTTTGCCGCCATTAATTCTGGCATTCTTGTGAACGAGGGCAGCACCCTGAACACCCTGTCATCCACCAAGAACATTCTTGCCGAGGCACGGGTGGACGAGGTATTTACGAAGTCCTTTGCCATTTGGGATCTGAACAAGTTCCTTGGCACGGTCAGCCTGTTCAAGGATCCCGAGTTCGTGTTTGAGGACAACTACATCACGGTGAAGAGCGCGAACAGCAGCGTTCGTTACTACTACTGTGATCCCAAGTTGGTGACTTCCACAAGCAAGAAGATTGCCATGCCCAACCCTGTGGTGAAGTTTGACCTGTCTGCCAAGGATTTTGCTGAAGTGGTCAAGGCGGCATCGGTGCTTCAGGTGGGACACCTGTGCGTCCGCTCGTCCGAGGACGGCAAGCGGATTGAACTTGCAGCCACGGACAAGACCGATGTGACTTCCAACTTCTATTCGGTCACCGTGGGAGACAACACTTCTGGTGCCACATTTGAGTTCATCTTTGATGTGGACAACCTGAAGATTCTGCCTGGCGACTATTCGGTTGCCATTTCGGAAAAAGTGGTTTCGTCTTTCACGAACAAGAATGAACCGCTCACTTATTGGATTGCCCTGAACGCTGACTCTACTTACGAGGCTTGATCTTGAATACAACTGAAACCGTGAAGGGATTGTGGGTTGAGAAGTGGCGACCACAGACCGTGGAAGACTGCATTCTGCCAACGGAAACGCATGAGAGTTTCATGCGGATGGTTGAGCGGGGAGAACCACAGAACCTCCTGTTGTCGGGAGGACCAGGCTGTGGCAAGACCTCCGTGGC